GGCGCGGGCGCGGGTCTGCCAGTCATCGGTGGCTTGTGCCTGTGCCGCCAGAGCGGCGGCAAGGATGGCAAGGGATAGCAGGCGCAACATGGTTACAATCCAATCGCAAAGGCGAGGACGACGGCAGAGACCAGCAGCGCGCGGCGAATCATGACCGCCGCAAAGACGATAGGCTCTTGGCGCATCTCAAACGGGCGATACGCGGCAAAGATGGTGCGGTCGGCGTAGTAGCCAAGGGCAAGGGCGATGCTGATGTAGATGGTTTTTAACAGTAAGAGGCCGATTTGCTGCCGGGCAATGATGGCAAGGACGACGAGCAGCACGGCGCTGATGGCGTACCAGATGGCCATTTTGTTGTGTTTTTTGGGCATGGGTGTCTCCGGTTGATTAACTGAAGACCATGATAAAAATCGCCGCAGAAGGCGGCGATTAGACTGGTTTGGGATTTTGGCGGACTTCAGACCTTGATTTCGAGCCAATCGAGGTCAGGTGCCTTGCCCTCGATGCGCAGGGTCACGGCGTCAAAATAGACGCTCTCGCCAATCTGCGTCTGGCCGGTGACGACCACCACGCCGCCGGATGGTGTCTCGCCCACCCATGTGTCCGCGCCCTTGCCGCCGACGATTTTGGCGACCGCGCGGTGGCGCGGGTTGATGAGGTCAATCAGTTGTTGGCGGATGTTACTCATGTCAGTCTCCCATATAGCGGTCAATGGTGACGGTCTGCGTCACCACCGGCGCGCCGTTATCCAGCTCCACCGCGACGCTCACGCCCTTGATGATGCCCTGCCATGTTTGCCCCTGCTCCGAAAATGCCCATACCGCGCCGAGGTTTGCCAGCGGCAGCTGGTATTTTTCCGCCCAGGGGAGGGTGACGGTCTCGATTTTGTGGGTGCCGGTCTCGGAGAGGGCATGGATGCCCGCCGCGCGCATGACGTCAAGGTCGGTGTAGGCGGCGTGGGTCAGGGTGGAGGCCTCCGGCTGTTGGTCGGTGCCCTCACGATAGACCAGCCCACCCTTGGCCTTGGCACCACCGATTTGCTCGGCGGCGGGTGTCAGGCGTACCGCGTTGCAGCGCTCGCTGATGCGGCGCTGGCCAGACACGGAGAGGATGAGGTTGGCAGGGATAGTCAGCGCCGGGGTTGGTTTTGCCCATGCCGCCTGCCGCCACACGGGGCGCACGAATAGCTGCGCCTCGTAGGGGTGGCTCTCGACAAAGCCCCCGGCGGCGTGGGCGAGGTCGGCAATGACCTCAATCGGCGTTTGCCCGCTCACCGCGTAGGTATCGCCGGGGATGAGCCAGTCCACCGCCTCCCAGGCGGCGATGCGGTAGGGCAGCAGGTTGAGCTGCTCGTCGGCGATTTGTCGCGCGTAGCGGGCGGCGTCGTACTTGCTGTGTCTGCCCTTGGCGTAGTCGGCGCCCAGCTTGGCGGTGATGCTGCGCCCGGTGACCGTGTAGGTGTGGCCGATAAATTTGCGGGTGTCGCGGTAGTCCTCGGCGAGGATGTCCCAGCGCTGGCCGTTGATGCGCACGGTGATGACGGCCTCGTCGCCTGCGGCGCGTTGGTCAATCTTGAGTTTGGCAAAGCTGGCGGGCGAGAGGGTGATGTCGCCCTGCCAGCAGTAGGAGGCGGTGTCGGTGGTGAGGCTCAGGGCGAGCAGGTCGAGCGGCTCGCCATTGATGTCGGCGGTAATCTTGTTGTGCATGATGTATCCGGGGAGGATGGGCAGGTCGTTGGTGTTGCCGTCGTGCCAGCAGCGCAGCGGCAGGGCAAGGCGGGCAGAATCCCGCGCCACACGGCGCCGCGTGAATGGCAACGGCAGGCGGTGCGGTGGCGGGCGCAGGCGGCAGGGTGATTGGTCGGGCGGTGGCGGCGGCAGTGGGATGGGGTAATACTCGCAGGGCGGGCGCACCGCGCGTTGGTAGCGCACCGGTTGGCAGGCACGCAGCGGCAAGCCCCAGCCGTGTTGCCGCGTGCAGTTCACCAGCAGCGGTGCGATGCTGACACGTGGCGCGGCGCAGCCTCGCAAGGCGGGCGCGGCGGCGGTGATTGCCACGGTGCAGGTTTTGATGGCGACCGCGGCGGTGCTGCGTGGGGCGGCGCAGTTGGCGATGGCGGGGTTGCCGCCGATGCTGATGCGCTGGCAGTTGGTGATGCGGTAGCTGGCGCTAATGCGCGTCGCCTGGCAGTTGCCGAGGCTCGGCACCGGGGTGATGGCATGGCGTTGGCACAAGCCGACGTCCACCACCGGGCGGATATTGGCGGGCAGGCAGTTGGACGTGGGCGCCGGTTGTCCCAGCGCGGGCAGGCAGGCGGTAATGTCGACCGTCGGCGCCACCCGCGCCCCGCTGCAACTGCTGATGCGCACCACTTTGGCCTGCGGTGGCGGTTTGGGTGGCGGCGGGGTGATGCCGCCTTGCCGGTCAAGCGCAAGCGGCAGGCGGGCGGTGTCGCGGCCGCTCGTATGTTCGCCGAGGGTGAGGGGGAGGCGGTCAGGTTTGAGCGTCGCCATGTGTGGTTATCCTTGCCGCTGCGCGGTGGGTCAAGACCCACCCTACAACTGCCATGCCGCCCACAGTTGCGCCTGCTCCGCCAGCGTCAGCGCGGTGGCGGGTTTGAGGTCGTCGTAGCAGATGGGCTCGTACTGCCTCTGTGGATGGCGTCCCATGATGAGGTAACGCCGCGCTGGGTTGAGGTAGGGGACGAGGTAGTGGCCGTTGGGCAGGGAGCGTGTCTGCTGCTGCAACAGCAAGGTCTCGGCGTCAAAGACGTAGATGTTGCCGATGCCCGCCGCGCCGCCGACGGTAACGATGCCGTCCTCGCTGCCCGCCATGTAGGCGCGGTGGTCGGGGATGTAATGCGGCTCTAACAGCATGTCAGTACCGCCATTTGTCGGTGCGCACCGCCAAGCGGGCAAAAGTAGTCTTTAGGCCATCCCAGCCGTAGCTGTGCAGGATGATGTATTGCGCCCCCTCGTCATCAATCAGGGCGAGATTATCGGCGGCGCGGGTGTTGGTATGCACGCCCGGCACGGCGTAGAGGCGCTCGCCTCGTTGCAGCAACACCGGCGCGACGTACTGCCCGGCGGTTTCGCGCGGCGCGGCAAAGAGGCCAAAAAAGTCCTGCGCCTGCGCGCCGGTATCGTCGCGGTAGCTACGCGCCCTCACATAAGCACGGGCGGAATCAGCGGAATCAGACGCCTCCGGCCAATGAAACAGGCTGCCATGTGAGCCGTCGTTGTAGGTGCCGCCGCTGTGCGCGAGGATGAGGGCGCGGCCGCCGTTGTCAGCGCTGCTGCTGTCGCCGTAGTAGAGCATCATGCCGTTGCGCCTCACGCTGTCGTAACCGCCCTCCACCCATACGACCACGCCGCGCGCCGTGGCGACCACCGCCCAGCGCCCGCTCCACTGCCTGCCCTGTCCGTGTTTGTAGGGGGTGGCGAGTTCAAGTTCGGGTGGCGCGTTGTCGATGGCAGCGTAATCACGCCAGGCGGCGACGCGGCTTGTGCCGTTGTTGTCGTGGACGAGCAGGTAGCTGTCCAGCTCGCCTGTTTTTGCCGGGGCAAAGATGCGCTTGCCTGCCGCGGCCTCTTCATGCGGCATTGTCCAGCCCGCGCCGGGTTTGCTGCCGTAGCCGGTAACGAGGCAGGCTTTGAGGATGAGCGAGAGGTTGGTCTTGGTTAATGCCGGGGCATCGTCGTCGCTTGACAGGTAGAGATGCGCCGGCATTTCGAGGTTGTTGGCGTACATGATGGATTCCTTTTGTTGTTCGGGTTGTTTATTCGGCGGCGAGGTATGCGGGCAGCCCTCACCCCCGTCCCCTCGCCCCAAAGGGAGAGGGGGGAAGGTGTCGGTTACACCTCCACCGTGTTGCCGCGCAAACAGATGACAAAGCCGTCGGTCTCGGTCTGCTTCTGCGCGCTGGGTTGTACGGCGCGCAGTATCCACACGCCGAGGTGCGTGCCCCAGGTGTTGAGGCGGATGGCGTTGCCCGCCGCCCACGGTGAGGCGCCGTTGTTGATACCAAACGCCCCCTTGGGCAAAACAAAGTACGGCTTGCCGGTGGCGGCGTTAATCGGCGCGAGGTCTTGCAGCGCGTCAAAGCGGCCGACAAAGCCGAGCGCCTCGCTGTAGAGGTCAAACTGGGTGCCGTCTCGCCAGACGATGGCCCAGCGGTCGGTGGTCGCACCGTCATCGGTCAGTTTGAGCGGGTAGTCCTTGAGATTTAGCTTGGCGGTGATGGCGTCGCCTCTGGGGTCGCCGCTCCAGACGTTGTCAAAGAGTTTTTGCGACCACGGCGGGCTGTGCCGCACCTCCAAATCGCCGCCGATGAGCGCGCTGGAGACGTAGGTGTCTTCTTTGGGATAGTCACGGCCGACCGGAAATTGCAGCTGCAAGGTGCCGTCAATGTCGGCGACGATGACCCGGTTTTCTTCTTCTCTTGCGTGGTGGGCTGTTATCGGCATCTGATAGGCAGAGAGGTCGAGCGGTGTCGCCCAGGTGAGGGTGCCGGCGTCGAGGTCGTAGTCGTACCACTTGGCCTCGATGGCTTGATTTTTGGCGTCACGCAGGCAGAGGCTGTCAATGTGGTCGCGCGAGAGCCGCACCGTCTGCCCGGCGGTATGCGCACTGCCGAGGTCATCCTCCAAGCGGTGGCCGATGACTATCATGTCGCCGCGGCGGTAGATGGGCACACGGCCGTCGGCGGGCAGGCGCACCGCGTCGATACCGATGGCCGAGGTGTCGAGTGGCAGGTAGGTATAGGAGACGGCGTTGTAGAGGATGGTGTCGGCATAGACCTGTGCCGGTTGCCAGATTGTGCCGTCCGGACGTACTGCGTCCGGGTTGTACCAATACTTGCCCTCGTTGCCGGCAGCCACTACCCATTTGCCAAAGCGCGCCCGCACGACGCCAGTCTCGTAGTCGATACTGCCCTCGACGTTGCTGCCGCTGATTTTGCCGCCGTTGTCGGCGCGCACGTTGAGCTGGCCGCCGGTGAGCGGGGTGGCGGTGATTTGCAGCGAGGCCGGGCGGATGGGCGAGGCCGGGATGCGCCACACCGCCGTATCAACCGGGTTGGCCGATACCGTGCCAGCGAGCGCCTGCAAATTGACCGCCCCGGCGGGTGCCTGCTCGATGGTGGCCATGCCGGTCTCGTAGTTGATGCTGCCGATGCGCGCCGCCGCCCCGGTCGCAGGCTCCAGGCGGTAGTAGAGCTCGCCGCGACGGTCAAAATACACCTCGCTGCCAATCGCAAAGCGCACCGAGCCGGGGACGATGCGCTCGGCGTAGCCGGGCAGGAGGTCGATGCGCAGCGTGCCGGAGGCCGCCTTTTTCGTGCGCGCGTCCTCGGACTGCTGCCCGCGAAACTTGGCGGTGACGACAAAGCTGTCGTCAATCGGCGCGGAGGCGAGCGCCTCGACGTACTCGTAACCGGCAAACACCATGCGGTAGAGCGGTTTGACCGTCTGCGTCGTCCCCTGCGTGGAGACAATCTCCTCGCCCATCGGATGCTTGCGGTAGATGGCTTTGGGGATTTTGACGACCGCGTCCGGCTTAAGTTTGATGACGCCGGTCGTGTAGTTAATCGTGCCGCGCGCGGTGCCGCCCGCGTCGCGGAGCGCGCCCGCGCCGTCGTCGCGCACCGTCACGTAGGGGTCGACCTGGCGGGTGTAGGCCTCGCCCGCCTGCACTTTGGTGTCGTAGTCCTCTATGAGGACGTTGTACACCAGCTCGACCGAGCGCGGCTTGATTTGTGTCTGGCCGAGGGTGAGGTTGACGTAGCCGCTACCGTCTCGGCTTGGTGCCTTCCACTCGGCCTGCTGCGGCTGGCCAACCGAGTAGTCCACCTTGACGTCGAGGCGCTGCTCGCCGCCGGGGTAGCTGGAGAGCGTTATCGCCCCCGTGCGGTAATCGACCGTGCCCGTCCAGGCGCCAGTGATATTGCCCGCGCCGTCGTCCTGCGCGCTCTTGGCGGCGCCGTTGTCCGTCCAGCTGAGCTTGACGCTGTTGGGGGCGACGCCTGCCTCCAGCTGGATGAGCATCGTCGCCGTTGGCGTGCTGTCGGCGCGGTTGTGGATGGTTGCCTGCGAGCCCCAAGAAAACAGCACCTCGCTACCGACGTCGGGCATCTCGCCGCAGGTGAGCGACACCGAGCCGGTGCGGTAGTTGAGGGTGCCGCTGCCATGCCCGGCCGAGCCGCCGCGCAAGGCGCCAGAGCCGTCGTCACGCAGGTCGTACCAGCGACCTTGCGCACGGTACGACACTTGCAGCGAGCCGGGCGCAGGCACCGGCAGGATGGTGAGGACATAGTTGTAGCTGCGGTTGTTAATCAACACCGGGATGCTGGCGGTGTCCGCTACCTGCAGCAGCTCGGCTGCCGGGCGGAAGTAGAGCGTCCAGACGCCGCCGGAGGAGAGGGTCTCGCTAAAGCGCAGCTCGCCGCGGGCGTAGTCCACCGTGCCGACCGCAGTATCGCCGCGGTAGAGGGTGCCGCCGCGGTCACTGATGGTGATGCCGTTCGTCGTGAGACGCAGACTGCCGGGGGTGATGGCGTTGCCTGCGTGCAGAACGGTACTGTCATTGATGGCGTTGTAGGCGGTAAGCACCGATTCGCCCTTGGCCGCATCAAAGATGAGCTGACGCTGCCCGGCGGCGGTGTAATCAATCAGCGGCGTCTCCAGCTGCGAGGTCGGCACCAGTTTTTCCATGATGCTCGGCAGGCGGATGGTCTGCGTGTTGGCGCGGATGGCCTCAACCAGCGGTTTGACGCCATAGTAAGAGGCGCTGTCAGAGATGTGCGTCTCCATTAAGAGGCACGGCGGGTCGGCATGGGTGATGGAGGGATAATCGGCGCCGATAAAATCCGCGGTGAGCGCGGTCGAGGTCTCCATCTTGACCACGGTGCGGATAAAATCCTTGCCGTCCGGCGTGGTAAAGGTGCGGTTTTCGGAGGAGACGCGGATAACCTGGATGTACTGCTCCTCGGTGGGGTAGCCCTTTTTGACTTGGCGCAGGCAATAGACATCACCGACCAGCGGCAAGGCCTCATCGGTGCGCTGATACGCCTGGACGATACGTGAGCCGAGCGATTGCGTCGAGAGCAGGGTCATCTTGCTCTCGATGGTATAGACCGCGTAGGCGGCGATGCGCTTGATGATGTCCTTGCGCCGCTCGCCATAACGCACGCCGCGGTAGAGCAGGTGCGAGACGTTGGCCGCCTTGGCGGGCTTGCTGATGATGACGTGCGCGCCGCCCAGCTTGGCGGCATCGGGTCGGCGCACCGCCGCATGCACTGAGCGCGCCGAGAAGCGGCCGATGGTGCGGTCTTGGTCGGAGACCGGATTAAATAGCTCGTTGTCGGCGCCGGTGAGCGGGTCGCGCACCATCAGGCCGCCGCCGTCGTCGCTGTCGGTTAAGTTCTCGGTCGGATAAAAGCGCAGGTCTTGCGTGGTTAATTGGGTATGGCGTTTGGTCATTATCTGTTACCGGGTTGCATTAGATGGTCATCAGGTGGAGGGTCGGCGCCTCGTACTGCGCCGTGCCGTCTTCGGGGGCGCGGTAGGCGACCGGGGTCAAATCAGAGAGCGCGGGGCGGGCAAAACAGACGTTGAGCTGCCGCCCGTCGGGGTGGGCGAGGGTCATTTCCAGCTCCGGCACGTCCGCCCAGGCGGCGAGGGTCAGCAGCGTGGCACGTGGCAGCCAGATCCACTCGCCGCCGAGAGTGACCGGACGTCCGGCGAGCATCGTCCCCTGCTGGATGATGGCGCTGCCGCCGAGGCTGTATTGCACCTGCGACTGCGCCAGCGCTTGCCAGTCAAACTCGTCACGCCAGCGCATGTCGGCCGGTAGTTCGAGGGTGGCGTTGTTGTCTTTGCGGGTGAGTGTCCAAGGTGTCATCGCGGGCTCCGTTTGGCGGCGTTGTAGAGTTCGTTGGCAAAATTCTGTGCGCCGCGTCTCTCGGCGGCGGCAATGCGGTCGTCCCAAACGTCCACCACCTGCTGCGGGCTGATGTCGCCTGCGCCGTGACTGGTGGCGCTGCTGGCCGTCGTGCTGCGCGGCGTGGCGTTACCGCGGCTGCGCGATTCCTGCGCGCGCGCTGCTGCCTCGGCTTTCTTGTCTGCCGCCTGCCGCGCCTTCTCGGCGCCGATTTGCCGCTGGAGTTCGAGGGCACGCTCGTACTGGGCGATTTCTTCAGCGTTGCCACGGATTCGCGCCTCTTGCAGCTTGCCCTCCAGCTCGCGCAGCTTGCGCTGCTGCTCCAGCTTCGCGGTTTTGCTGTCATCGCCCTTGAGCTGCGCCAGCTCGGCTTCAAGGCTGGCGGTGGTGTCCTTTGCCTGTTGCGCAAGGTCGGCCAGTTTTTGCCGGGCGGCATCAATGGCACTGTGCAGGTTGTTCAGGGTGGTGCTGTCCAGCGCCGCGATATTGGAGTGCGCGGCCTGTGCGGCACGGGCGATGTCCTGCATGGAGACGGTGCCGTCGCTGGTACGCTGGTTGAGGAGCTCGGTCGCCTTCTCGGCGCGTTGCACATCGGCGACATACTGCTGTCCCACCTGCGACATCGCCGCCACCTTGCGCAGGTAGTCGTCGGCATCCATGTGTCCCAGGCTGGTCACCATGCTGTTGATGGCGTCATCGACGAGCCCGATGGCCTCGGCATTGAGCTTGCTGGCGTCGTAGATGGTCATCATCGCCTTTTTCTTTTTCTCGGTGGCTTCAGCGGCCTGTTCGCTGGCTTCGGCTTCTTTTTTCTGTGCGGCGGCGTGTTCTTGTGCCGCTTGCGCTGCTTGTCCATGCGCCTGCGTGGCGGTTTCGCCGATTTTGGCGGTTTTGGCGCGCAGCTCCTCGGTTTTGCTTTTGATTTGGTCGAGGATGTCGGCGTACTGTTTGGCGGAGAGTTCCCCCGCGCCGTAGGCCGCTTTGGCTTCAGTGCCGATGCGTTCCAATCCGCCGAGGTCGGCGCTGTTGAGGCGTTCTTTGAGCGCATCCATTGCGGTTGCCGCCGCATCTGGCAAGCCTTGGATGCCGTCAGCCATGCGCTTGAGCTGGCCTTGCGTCAGCTTGTCCATCGCTACGCCGCTGTCCGTCAGTTGCTGTTTCAGCGCCGCCCATTCTTCCGGCGACGAGATTTTCGCTGCCAACGCTTCAAAGCCTGCACGAGCCGCGGCGGTCGCATCCAAACCGGCATCCATCGCCTGCTGCACCGCATAGGTGTAGTCGCTCATCGCTTTTTTGGATTTCGCGGAGACGCCGGTAAAGACTTCGTCGAGGTCAACGCCGATGTCCGCAAAAGCATTCTTCGCCGCTTCCGCCGCCTGCTCTTGCGCCGCTTTGGTTTGCTGCGCGGCGTCGACAGCGGCTTTGGTTTGTTTGTCCGCTTCGGTGATGGCTGCGTCCGTGACTTCACGCGCGGCATCAATGGCAACTTGGGCAAAGCCCAATATCGGCTGCTTGGCTGCTTCTACGGCGTCGGCAGTAGCTTGTGGGATTCGTTTTGCGCTCTCGGCTACGCGCTGTTGGCTTTCTTCCGCGGTGCCGGCGATGCTTTTCAGGCTATCTTTCATGGACTCGGCGGAGGATGTAATGGCCCCGCCCATCGCGCTTTCAAATTCGGCAACCGCTTCCGCCGTTTCATTGAGCGATTGTTTCAGCTCGTTCAGCTTGCCGGCAACACCGTCAAATCCCAGTACGTCGCTGATTTTTGCCGCCCCGGAAACGATACCCGATGCCACCCGGATAAATCCCTCGCCGACCAACGCAATGATTCCGGCGATGGAGGCAAGTCCCGATTTGACCGCTTGGAACGTGATGTTTAGTGCTTGGAACGCCCCGTTTAAGCCGGTACCGACGCCGGAGAGTTTTTCAAATCCTCCCGAAACTTTGTCAATCAGCCAGCCGAAGTCGAACTCTTTGACAAAGCGGATGACCGCATCCGCGCCTTTGGCAAAAGTATCGGCAATCGCTTTGCCCAGCGCATCCACCTTCCCGCTATTCACGAGGTCGGAAATAACCGCCGCCAGCTCTTTAACCTTGTCTTTCAGTGGGTCAAGGATGGGCGCCCCAATTTTTCCTTTGAAGGTATCCCACGCGCTAGAGAGTTCGTCGAAAGCACCGCGCAGGTTGTTTCCCATCTCCTCCGCTTGGGTGGTTGCAAAGCCGGTGGCGCCTTTGAGCTTGTTGTTCAGTTCATCGACCGCCTCAATCCCTTGTCCGACCAGCGCGCGGAAGGCAGGACCAGCCGCTTCACCGAGCGCGCTAATGGCTGCCTGTCCCTTCGGCCCGGTCGCTGCCAGCTCGCGAATTGCCTGGCTGAAATCGTTGGTGCGGATACCGATGGAGGCAAGTTCGCGGCGGAAGGTGCTGGCCGGGTTTTGGAATTGGCTCATCATCGTCGCCATCGCCGTACCGGCGCGGCTGCCGTCAAAGCCTGCATCGGCCAGTTTACCAATGTAGGCAGCGGTTTCTTCGAGGGTAAGACCGAGGGCGTGTGCGTTTGGGGCGGCATAGCTCATCGCCAGCCCCATGCCTTGGATATCGGTGTTGGCAGAGGATGCCGCCTTGGCGAGGACGTCAGCGACACGCGCTGCATCGCTCATCGCCAGCCCCATGCCGGATGCGGTTTGCGTGATGTAGCTGGCGGCGTCAGCGAGTTCGAGGCCGTTGCCCTGCGCCAGCGCCAACACCGACGGCAGCGCTTCGATGGCTTCGCTGCTCTTCAGACCGGCGCGGGCGAGATTTTCCAGCGCTTGCGCCGCTTCCGTGGCGTTGTATTTGGTCTCCGCGCCCATCTTCTCGGCGGCGGCACGCAGTGCTTCCATTTCCTCGGCAGACGCGCCAGAGACGGCTTTAACCGTCGACAACTGCGCCTCAAAATCTGCCGCGCCACTGACGGCCTCGCTAAAGAAATCCTTGATTTTGCCCGCGACAAAGGCGACGCCAAGCGCCGCGCCGAAGGCAATGACCGCGCCTTTCAGGCGGTCAAATGCGCCGACATTGCGCTCGGCGCTGTCAGCAAGGCGGTCGGCATCTTCGCGTGCCTGGTTGGTAGCTTCCGCGAGGTTGCGCAGACGGCGCGCGCGTTCTTCCGGGTCAAGGCTGTCCCACTCGGCGCGCAGCCGCGCGGATTCATCGGTGAGCTTGTCGGTGTTGTGCCCGGCGGCGCGCAGGGCTTCGATGACCGCGTCGATACGGTCAAGCCCACGGACACCCGCGGTAATGAGGAGTTCGGTGTGGAGGCGTGTATTGGATGGCAT